CTAAATTTTTTGATTTAGTAGTTGTAGTCCACTTACCACCAAACCTCTTTCTCTTACGAATACTATTTAGTAGAAAATGAAACTGTAAACGTTTGGTGAGGCCGTGATGAAAATTCATCTCATTTGCCATCATTATAGCGTCAACATGCTGTGATAAACAACGATTTATTACGTATGGTGGGTACTTCTTTTCCCAAGTGAGATCATCTCCGTCTAGCAAATTAACTTTTGTCCAGTTAAGTGCATTGAGATAATCAGATAATTTGTATTCTATCATAATATAATTTCTGGTGCCGCTTCACGGATTTGAACCGCGGACCTACTGATTACAAATCAGTTGCTCTACCAACTGAGCTAAAGCGGCCCATTGTTAGTGTTTTCTTTCGTGTTTCTTATGACCTTTATGAGAACCCATATAGTAATCGCCTGGTTCATAATCCCATCTCTTACCGTGATGACCTCTTATATCAGCATACCACATTCTTAACTTCACTATCAAAGTTCTAAAAAATGTTCTTCTTGCCATTTCATCCTCTATTTAAATTTACATTCTGCCATGATTTGTGTTAGGCACGCAACCATATTTATCTCATGGTCTGCCACAAAGGCTGATTTATATTGATAATCAGCAATTGTTAGAACGGCTGCAGGGATAGATTGAGGTTGTAGATGTTTATATAGAATATCATAGATACCAGTAAACAAAGAAGATGGATCTTTATCAAGGTTTTGAACAACCCATTTTCTCATATCACCGAACCTTTTCTCTTTTAGAAATGAAATCAATTGTTTATTATTGATTTCTGACATAGATACAAGTATACCACTATCTATCTTACCTCTTACAGAATATCTTTGTAATTCGTTTATCGTTCTTCTAAAGTCTGGATAGTGTCTTTGTATTAGTTCAGCAAGTACTTTGTTATCAAACTCTATATTCTCTGCCTTCAATACATCACCTAGTCTTTTAAGAAATGCAGTAGCAGTTTTTACTTTCTGACCATTAGTAATACGAAAATCAATAACTGTACAACGACTATGTAATGCAGGTATGATTTTGTTTTTGAAATTACAAGTAAATATAAATCTACAATTCTTGTAAAACGTTTCAATGAAATTACGCAACGCAGGTTGAACACTATCAGCATTCATATAATCTGCCTCGTCTATAATAACAACTTTATGATTAGAACCACCTTCTAGTGATACACTAGAGGCGAAGTTTTTGATTGTGGTACGTAAAGTATCAATATGTCTACCTTCATCTGAACCATTGATGATTAAATAATCAGCACCTAGTTCTTCACACAAGGCACGAGCAACTGTTGTCTTACCCGTACCTGCTGTGCCTGAAAGGAGAAGATTAGGAATTTCTTTTTGTATTAGAAACTTACTAAAGGTATTCTTTAAATCTTCAGTTAAGATACATTCTGATATTTTTTTAGGACGGTATTTTTCAACCCATAGAAAATCTGACATATAACAACCTTAAAATGTTGAGTCAGCTTCTAAAGCGATCCAGTATTGTACTTGTACCTTTTTGTTTATGAAGTGAGCAATCTTTGCCTTTGATAATGCAACATCATAATCACCAGGAATAATCTTCATATTCTCGGCCTTGATATATGCAGTAAACTCTATATCAGTTTCGCCTACAATAATAGACGATTCGTTAGAGTTGCTATTCTTCTTATCTAATGCAACTAACTTAATCTTACCATCTTCACCTTTAAATGCAATATCAGGTAGACTTAAATTAGTATATAATTTTTTAACAGACTCATAATCAGCATTGTTCAATGAGAACGATACTGTTTTGTCTGGCATTGTTATAGATTTAGAAGGATATCTCAATGTAGATTTTTCAGCAAAAGCATATCTTGCTGATAAAGATGTCTTCTCATCTTGTATTTTTAGGTTTGCAGAACCATTAAAATTCAATACAGGTTGTGTAAAAGAATCTAATGCTCTTAAAAACTCTGGCAAATCATATACACCAAATTCAGTTTCAAACTCATCTTCAACATTGGCTTCTGCCATAATGTTTTTCATTGTAGAAACTGTAGATAGTTTCTTACCAGGTTTAAATAGTATATTAGCATTTATATCACTAAAATTTCTTAATATACTAATTGTATTATCACTTATTTTCATTTCTTATCCTTATCATTATTTAATAATAGTATAACATAATGTAATGCTTTAAGCAAGTCTTTACGATTATAACCACTTTTTCTGCCATACCTTGACAAATACTTAATTGCATTTGCCTGACAAAAATCACTTTTAATTCCAATAGACTTTAATAAATCTAAAGTTTGGATACCATCTTTACCAGACGAGTAATGTTGTCCGTATGTGGACTCAATGTACTCTTTAATCTCTTTTAAGATTTTATCCTCATTGTATTTCATAATATTATTATATCACTAAATTGCGTTTGAGTCAAGCCTACTTGCTTGTAGATATTTTAAAACTTTTTCAGGAGTAGATTCCTCATAAGGGTCTCCTGATGTATTGTTACCTTTACCAGGTTCTACAAACATTTCTTCTATTACACCATTGTTTACAATCATAGCATATCTCCATGATCTCATACCAAAACCTATAACAGTTTTCTCTACAAGCATATCCATTGCGTCTGTAAAGTCACCATTACCATCAGGTATTACTTTAACGTTTTCTAGTTTTTGATTTTGTGCCCAGGCATTCATAACAAACGAATCATTTACTGACATACAATATATGTCATCAATATTGTGTTGTTTAAACACACTATATAATTTTTCGTATCCTGGTAATTGTTGAGTTGAACATGTAGGAGTAAAAGCGCCTGGTAATGAAAACAGTATAACTCTCTTATCTTTAAAATACGTATTCGTATTTGTATCTGTCCATTCGCCTAGCGATCTTACTCTAAAATTTACTTCTGGTACTCTATCACCTTTTTTCATAATATTTTCTCCTTATAATAATTACATTATATACTATTCACGTCAATTTGTCAATATCCTATATACCTTGTAAACGAGAATCTTTTGATGTGATATTTTTAGTTGCTTTTGGTCTAGCAATTGAATCTTTTGATCTTTTTCTTAAAATAGCAGTTGCAGATTTTTTTGCTCTTGCCTCTTTAATAAACTTTGTTAGATCCCACTTGAAATTCATACACCCTCCTTTTTTTTTTAGTTAGGTGCGTTCCTTCGGCACGTGCCTACTTCCGACTCATTTGAGTTGAACGATATTAAGTATTTATACGTGCTATGCGTTTAAAACATAGCACGTATTGGTTTTTTATTTGATTGAGATAGTTCTAGGTTTTTTATGTTCTGGAACAACTCTTTCTAAAGACACTCTTAATAGTCCGTCCTTTAATTCAGCGCCTGTAACCTTAACGTCATCAGCGATTGTAAAAGACTTCTTAAAGTATCTTTTAGCGATACCTTTATGTAAGATTTCACCTCCAGAGTCTACCTTTTCTGTTTTCTTGTCATCTACTTTTTTAGACTCAACAGATAGTACACCTTCCTCAAGGCTTATGTCTATATCTTTTTTGTTATAACCAGCAAGTGCGATTTGAATATCGTACTTATTCTTATCCATCTTAACTATATTATAGTGTGGAAAAGCTGTAGTTGATATATGATCTAATTGATGGTCAAACATTGATTCAAAATGTCTGAACGTATCGTCAAATCCTACAGTTAGTGGTCTTAATTGATTGAAAATTGATAGTGCTTTATTGGTCATGTAACCTCCTATTGTTAAGCAAAGTTAATTTTCTGACAACCCTATAAGGCATTGTCTAGTATTATATAATAATTATTTATATAATTTCAAGCGCCAGTTTCCTTTTGTCACGGAGTTAAACTGGCAAAGATCACCGTTTTTTCGGTAGATTTCTCTACCTTTTTCTATACCCCTACTAGGTCTTATGAATTGCCTCGTAGTAATAATATATATACAACACAGACGGCATAGAAATTCTTAAATTTTCTTAACTTTAACTCCTTTTACGTACTTGTAACCTAACATCTCATCATTTGCTTTTTGAGCTTTTCTGATTGTTTTAGAACGTTCTTTTGCTTTTTCACGTTTTATTTCTGATGGTTTAGAAAAATATTGTTTTGATCTTAAATCTTTAACAATCCCTGCCTTTTGTACTTTCTTTTTAAGAACACGCATAGCCTTCTCTAAATTGCCACCTCTTACTTCTACTGTAATGGCCATTATCTATTTACCTCCCATCTCATTTTTTGGTTGTTTTTCCCATACTGGTGGGTTATCACCACCAACATCAAAGTCGTGGTATGATCCTTTTTTATATGTATCATAATTAGGTCTAGCTGTTTTACCAACAGCAAGTCCTTTAGAAACATCTTCTTTTGTGTATCTTGGTTTTTTACTTTTATCTAAACTACCTACACTAATAGGGTATCCTGGTTTTAATTTTTCAATTTTTCCACCCTTTGCTAAAAACTTTTTCATTTTTTCATCACGTTCTTCTTGTGACATTTTTGGTTTGTATTCTTCTAAACCACTATTATCTTTAAAATTTGTCATTACTTTCCTTGTTTAAAGTTAACTTGTGGGGCACAACCCCCACAAGCGGACTTACACTATGGATAGATTTAGACAGAAAAGTCATCTTCACTATCTTCCTCACTATCATCGGATTTCTTTTCTGATAATATCTCTGCCTCTTCGGCTGCCTTCTTATCAGCAAGAATTTGGTCTACTGAAGCACCACTATCTACTTTTGAATATAGATCAACAAATGATGTTTTAGTATCATCATCAAATCTATTAGTACAAACAGCGATTGCCTTCATTTTATTTTTAAAGATACCATATGCTTCTGCAATATGGACAAGTCTTCTGGTACTTATAATCTCATCAACGCCGCCATCATTATAAGTTTTTCTTATAACGTCAGCCCAAGTAACTAGATTATGAGCAAACTTGTCATCTTTTTTGCCAGCACTTACAAGTTTCTGAGCAACAATTTTTTCTTCTACTTTGGCAGAAGGATATTGTTGTTCAAATGTAACTGGAAATCTTTCAAGGAATGCCTCGTTAAGAACATTAGTACCGATAAACTTACCGTCATCACTACCTTGACCTTTAGTGTTAGCAGTTGCAATCACATTAAAGCCAAGTTTAGGTTTAACAAACTTGTTTATCTTTTTAACATAAACACCCGAACCTTCAAGGATAGGTTGTAAACACATAATCTTATTACTTGCAAGGTCAATCTCATCAAGTAAAAGAACAGCGCCTCTCTCCATCGCCTCAATAACAGGACCATTTTGCCATACGGTCTGACCATCTTTTAGTCTGTAACCACCAAGTAAATCGTCCTCATCGGTTTCAATCGTAATATTACATCTAATCATTTCACGTTTTGATTCAGCACATGCCTGTGTAACAGCAAGTGTCTTACCATTACCAGAAAGTCCTGTAATAAACGCAGGATAAAACTTTTTAGATTTTACGATATTTTTAATATCAGCGTAATTACCAAAGTTAACAAAGTCTGTATCCTTAGCAGGTACAACATTGTCGGTCAATGAAGACACAATGTAAGCAGCCTTTGTATCATTGGAAATTTTAGTATCAGTTGTATCAACTGTGGTTGTATCATCCATAGAGTCAACATTAAGAGTATAAACTCCTCTGTCAACTTTGTACTTGTCTGATTTCAACCAAGAAGGATTTTTGATAACCTTCTTTTTAACAAGAGCATTAATCTCTGCCCTAGTCACCGTATCTTTATTGTAAGTATCTTTTAATACTTTCAATACAGTTTTTTGTGTTTTATTTAACTCAATCATAATATAAGTCCTTTCATATTTAAGTTATACATATATGCTATCATTTTTTGGGGTAAAAGTCAAGCGAAAAAAACCCTTTATTTATGCGATCCTTTTGATAAAGTTTTGTAATAATACTCTGGAATTGATTCGTTTTTTCATTCCCGACATAAACATCTTTTTTAAAGTTCTCTTATCAGTTGAATCTGATTCGAATACTTGGTTAGCAACTCTAGTGCCAGAGTTAACATAAAAGTAAACATCATAAGCAGTATCATAATCAGCGATAAATTTATCTTTAGTAAACATTTTTCTAGCCAATATCTCTTTATTGTAAGGTACTCTCAATTGGTATTGTAGTTCTCTATATTTTGAAACTAGATAGAAACCGATAGTTTGTAAATCGTATTTCTTTTTTAAGTATCTTAACATAACACTTGTAAAATCTTTTTTATCCATATAGTAACTACCAGCCATTTGATATTTGCCGTTTAGTTTTAAGTATAAGTCACCTTGACCTAGTCTATTCATTGAATTAGAAGCACCATCTGTTAAAGTAACAAGTGATAATTTATCAGTATTGTAATCTTTTTTAAACTTTTTAATTATGTGATCCATACCCACAAGTGATTCATTAAGAGGTGTAGATGATAGGTAGTAGTCACCTGAAATAGAAGGTACTGATTCATCTTCATTATAATTTCTTCTCCATCCACCGTAGTCACCAAAGTACATTGCAGCCCTATGTAATATAGTAGCACATCTCATATAATCAACTTTTGATTGTTTATGTGAAAACAATTGTACAAGTTTTGTAGAAGCGTCTGGTTGAATAGTTTTATTAGTTACAGAAAAACCAGATTTAGTATAGTCATCTTTGGTTTCTCTATGATTATTCATAAACGCATAAACTGAAAAAGGTATATTAATCTTTTTACAGAATAAAGTTAAGTTCAATAATTGTTCTACGGTAGGTAGAATATGTTTTTGCATTGAACCAGACCAATCAAGTAATAAAATCATACCGTGATTTTTTTGATTAGGCACAGTTGTAATCTTTTTAAATATATCTTCAGCATATTTGTAACTATGTAATTTTAGAGGATCAATAATACCTGTTTTATCCTGTGAAGCACGAGCATATAACTTAGCATTTTTTTTCATCTCAAATTCTTTAACTAAAAAATTAACAACATTAGAAGACTCTTTAATAAATTTTTGAGTTCTAACTTTTGCCTTATTGATTTGTTGTTTATCATATTCTGTATTATGATGTTGTTTATCGTAAACCATAATATCTCTAATAAACTTGTTATAAGGAATAATTAATTTTTTAAGATCAACTTTAGGTAGTTCAGCATAACATCTAGTATGAGCAGATTCGTCTGTAATACCCTTAACTGAATTTTCATAATTGTCAGCAGTTAATGCTCTCAATTCTGTAGGTGTATTGTCAGGTAACCCAGCACCGTTACCACCAGTTTGATTTGATTCTTTTTTCTTTGCCTTCTCATCAGCGTCATCTGACTCTGATTTTTTATCTAACCATTCATCTAATTTTTCGTCTGTAGTTTTATCTGAATCATTACTATCGGTTTCTGACTCATCACCTTTTTTACCTGATGGATCTTGTTTGTAAACTTTTTGTAATTCAGGTTTCTTCTTTAATTCATCTTTACAATAACCAAGTATATCTTCAGCAAGTTTACACACGTCATCAAAACTTTTACATTTATCAACAGCGTCAACTAATATTTTTTCTTTGTTAGTAAATTTAAAATCTAATCTTTTTGAAGACTTATAGTATAGGTTGATTTTATCAATCAACGCATAAGTCATAATATCTTTACCTTTAGTGCCAAAGAAGTTATCCTTGTACATCTTATCAAAACCTTTTAAGTAGTCATCAACAAGACCAGGATATTTCTTTTGTATTAACTTGTCAATTCTAGCGTCTTCAATAACGTTAACAAATGACTTAAATTCTTTAGTTCTTTTTGACATCTCTTTCCATGAATCAGATGGTGTATATAAAGCATGGGATACTTCGTGTCCTACTAACATGTCATAAACATGTTTACTTTTTTGTTCTTCTTTAAAAATAGGGATTGTTAATATTCTATTGACTACATCAAACGAAGCAGTTTGTACTTGGTTTTCTTGTACTTCAATATTTTCAGTAGCAAGCAACTTTGCAAGTTGCGATTTATTTTTCATAGTGTTTTTTGTCATAATATACACTTATGCTATACTAAAACGCTTTAAAAGTCAAGCGTTAAAAACCTAGTAAATACGTGGTATAAATGAGAACAAAACGAGAACAATTTGGAATTTACTTACGTCCTATGAAGATTGGCTCGTATTTTCTACCTGGAATGTCTGGTCTTGCGAATCGTCCTATATAATTCTGTGATTGTTTCTTTTCTGATTCTGTGCCTTCTAGTGTAGATTGTATCTTCGTACCTTGTTGAGTTGATAAAGATAACCACCAAACTTGTATATCTTCAAAACCTGCCTCAACCATACAATCGTAGGTATCTTCTTCAAAGGTCTTATATGATTTTACATTTGCAACATTGAAACCTGCATATTTACCTGGTTTTAAACCTGTGTATGCGTTCTTAATAGTTTGCAATAAGAAACCATCACGCCATTGATCTTGTTGTGGGAATTTATTAAATGATTGTTCTTCTTCATCACCATATTGTTCATGTCCTAAATAAGGTGGTGATGTAAATACAAAATCTAAACTATTCATATCAGGTACAAACGTTTCTGATCCTTGTTTTAATAATGTATATTTTTTGTGAGAGTGTCCATAATCATCTCTTATCTTTTCTAAACCTGCGTATGTAGGAACACAAGGGTCTGTGCCTATGTAATTTACCCCAGCTGCAATTGCACCCATTAAACGACCACCATAACCCATACTAGGATCCCAAACTGTACCTGCTTCTGTACCCTCTAGTGGACTATCTTTTTCTACAAATATATCATATAAAGTTGCGGCTGCTGTAGGTCTGAAATTAGAAACCATTTGAGTACCACTATATCTTCTTAACATAGCTCTCATATCTGAATCTGTAATTTTGTGTGCTTCTCGTTTTGTGAAGAAAGTACCTGTAAGTATCTTGTTAATACCTTTTTCTAAATGTTCTTCATCTTCCCATATCTCCATAGGTGTCTTCATCTTACCACATTTGATTGACCATGCGTGGTGCATATACGACCATGCAAGTGTTAAACCATGTGTTGATTGACCTATGATTTTATTCTTTGTATCTAATAAGGTATCTCTATTAAATGACGTAAGTTTATTAAACTCATCATCACGCCATTTTCTATCTTCAGGATAGTATGGGAATCCTTTGTTTTCTTTCCAGTCTTTAATTACTTCTTTTGCGTTTGACATATACGTTACCAGGGATTGTGCCTTTTGCCCAACTTGTTGTCCCGATTAATTTCATATTCATTTTAACATAAAACTTGTTGGCTGTCAAGTTGTCAGCTCTTACTGATAAAAATACGTCTTTTGGGCAGTATTCAAAGAAGTTATTGAGAATTGATTGAGCATTACCAGAGCCAGGCGTATCTGACGCAATCTGGTGTAATACAGTATCGCCTACTGTTAATTGTACATCACCTATCTTTTGTTTTCTTTTACAATGATGAAATGTTATAAGTATGCCGTCTTCTAAAATTAGTTTTTTATTAGCGATCATACGCTTCATGTAGTCTGTACGTACATGAGGAAACCACTTTTTGTGACTATAGAATATAGATTTTACTTTATCAAAATCCGATGGGACTGCAAATATCATCTTCTACTTCATCTCCTTGTTTTAGTAAGTTTTCTAATCTAGGATTATTATAACAATCTACTACTAAATGTAGTCTATCAAAAATTGCTTTATTTTGTACGGCATGTGCTTTAGATACATCTACATAGTAGTATTTACCAACATCTAAATTATAATGATTTTGTTTCTTGCCTTCCCATAGGTAAAAATGTACATGTTCGTTTGTTCTTAATGGTACATGTAATCTAACAATTTTACCTGCTTTAATTTCTTTATCTACCTTATCTGTATGTTTCTTAATATCTGTACCTGCTTTTAATCGCATAATTCTTACACGTTCAAACTCTGCTGGTATATGTGATAGTATTTCTTTTAAAGGTAATAAAAAAGGTTCTTCATATAGTTTAGTCCATCTTAATTCTGCTGGTTTTACATCTGATTTTAGAACACCTGGTTTTAAAATGTTACCTATATCGTCACTATATCCTCTGATTGATACAGCATCCCAATTACCTTTTGCGTTGTATTTTGTTTTTACTGCTGAATACGTTAAGTTATCTAAAAACTCTATAACACTATTAAGTGGTTGTGTATATTCAGGTAGGTCTAATTGTTTTAAGATTTTTCTTTCCATAACTTTGTAACCCTTTTTATTTCTTTATCTCTCTTTTTTAGAGCCATATTTAATTTTAATTTACTAACTAATTCTGTAAATACTGTTCCTTGCATATGGTCTAATTCGTGTTGATAACATCTACTTACAATGCCATCAAAATGTTCTTCTACTGTTTCTAGTTGTTCATTTAAGTATTTAACTTTTATTTTTTGTGGTCTTTCTATATCTAAAAATAAGAAAGGAAAAGTTAAACAACCTTCTTTGTATCTAATCGTTTCTTTACTCATGTCTGTAATTTCAGGATTGATACATACCCATTTCTGACCTTTGTTTATATTTAAATTATCACCCATTACAAACATACGATATGGTTTGCCTACTTGATTTGCTGATAGACCTATACCACCATAGTTTTTCATTGTTTCAAACATGTTGTTACAAAATTCTGTAACACTTATCTTTTCTTGTTTTTTAAATGTGTCTATATCAAACGGTGCTATTGATGATAGTACCTCTGGTGCTGTTGGTGGTAACAATGTGTATATCATGCTGCTATCCTTGTAAAGTTTTTGTATTTTTCAAACTTAATTATATTTGTAAATTTATCAAATAGTATATCGCCTTTGTGAGATATAATAAATGTATTTTCATTTGTTAATGTTTTAAGTATTTTAAAGAAGTCTTCGGTACCTTGACCATCTAAACTACTATCAAATATTTCATCTAGTATTAATAGATTTGTATTTGTACTATTTTTCATTTTAGCAATTGTACGCCATGTAAATAATAACGCAAGGTCTATTCTTAATTTCTCACCTTCACTAAAACTATTATAATTAAACGTATCTCTATATCTACTTTTTATTGTTTCGTTAAATTCTTCATCTAGTTCAAAGTTAACAAAGAAGTCCATAGATTGTAAGTACTTATTAATTAAATTATTCATTATTGGCAGATACTTCTTAATAATGTTTGCCTTAACACCTGTGTCATTTAATATTTCTCTAGCAATATCAATATATTTTTTTTCTTCTACAGCCTTTTGTTTTTCTACGTTTACTAATTTTAAGTCTTCTTTTATTTGTTCTAATTCTTTTTGTATAACGTTTGTATTAGTATCAGCATTTTCAAATTTAGCAATTTCTGTATCTAATCTATTTGAGTGTCTATTGATTTCTGAAATGGATGTATTTACTTTTGCAACAGATATATCTAAATCATTTAATCTTTTTTCTACTGCTTTGTATTGTTTAATTTGTTCTTGTGTTTTCCCCATCTCGGCCGTTAGTTTCTGCAATCCGTCTTCTAGTTCGCTAATCTTTTTTCTACCTTCGTAAATTTTTGTTTGTTTGAATCTTTCATTGATAGGTTGTGTACACGTAGGACAGTTGTCATTTGTTTCAAAAAAACTAACATCTTTTTTATGTGTTTCTAAATTATGTTCTATCTTTGTTTCTAACTTATCTAATTCTTTTTCTTTTTTAAGTACTTTTTCACTACCCCATATCTCTGCTTTTGTGGATATAATTTTTTCGTTTAGTGTTTGTAACTTTTGATTATATTCATAATTACTTTGCTCGTTTTCTTTTAGTTGTTTTCTACGGTCTTCTATATCTGTATTATCTCTATTTTGTATTTGTTCAAAATGAGCCTTTTGTAATTCGTATTTTTCTGTCATCAAATCATATCTATGTTTTACATCAATAACAGCCTTACTTAACTCACCTTGTTTCTGTCTTAACAATAAATCCATATGTGAGAATACTCTTATGTCTAATATTTCTTCTACAACCTCTCGTCTATATCTTGCTCGTAAGTGCATAAATGGTTCGTATGATGTTGATCCAAGGATGACCACCTGGCAGAAAGCACGATAGTTACATTTTAAAATGGTTTGTTCTAAAGCATTTTGATAATCTAAATTAGAAGCGTCTTGGTTTAACAATACGTCATTACAATAAACTTCAAACTTATTAGGTTTAATACCTCTTACTACTTTGTATTGTTTGTTGCTTGTTTCAAATTCTACTTCTATTTCACAATCATTTTGATTGATAGTATTTACAAGTTGTTCTTTCTTTATATCTCTAAAGGCACGATTAAACAAAGCAAAACATAATGCGTCAAGTAAAGTTGATTTACCTGCACCGTTCATACCAATAATTAATGTTGATGGTGCCTTTCTTAAATCTACTTCTATAAATTGATTACCTGTAGATAGAAAGTTACGCCATCTTAATTTTTTAAAATATATCATACGTTGTTGTCGTTAGCTTCTATGTAAATTGACTTTAAGTATTCCTTTAACTTTGTTTTGTTTATATCTGTTTCTAATTGATCTACATAATTATTTAGGAATGTAACTGTATCTTCGCCCATTTCTAATATGTCTTCTCTTACGCTAGCTTTAATATCAGAATAATCCTCTACAATATTTAAATCATGTACACTTATCTCATTATACAACCTTTCTACAAATTTGTCAAATAGCTCGTTATCTGTTTTCTGTAAAACGATTAATTTAATAAAGTGTTCGTTGTATGGTTGTATGTCAAAATTTTTATAGTCATGTTTTTTATCATCATATATTATCTTTTTGTGTATAGTTAGAGGGTTAATAACTCTTTCTATTTCTCTTGTTTCTGTATCAAAGATATGAAAACCTTTAGGGTCTTGGTAATCTGACCATGTCATCTCATATTGAGCACCATTGTAGTGTATCTGACCATCATCTGTATGTTTATGAAAGTGTCCTGATATTACTCTATCATATCTACTAAAATCTGATTTTGATAAACCGTGTTCATTGATTACGCCATTTTGCATTTCTACACCTTTGACTTCTAAATGGCCCATTACAATTTCTGCTTTTGCTGTTCTTAACGTTTCCATAGAGTGATCGTAGTTGTCATCACAAATCCAAGGTACAAATAATATAGGTGTACCATCAAACTCTACAACAGTTGATTTAGTATAGATAAATGGTTCGTGTACTTTATCAAATGATGAGTATAGATTTTCTATAGCATTTACGTTGTTTGTATTTTTAAAATAGGTATCGTGGTTACCTATAATGATATGTGTATCAATCTTTTCTTTATATAATCTATCCCAAAATTGTTCTCTAAAAATAGAAGCAGTTTGAAAGTTAATAAACTTTCTTCTATCTACAACATCACCTAAATGTACCAATGTATTAATATTGTTTTCTTTTAGGTATGGAAAAAAGATTTCATTATAAAATCTAAGCTGATATTTTCTAAACGCTTCGCTGTCATTACGAACACCGAAGTGTGTATCATTCAATAGTGCGATCTTCATTATACGTCTAAAACACTTGTATAGGTTCTTTTTTTTCTTTTCTTTATTTTAATTTCGTTCTTTTGTGGTTCTTCAGTTGATGGTTTATTCTTTCTTAAAAATTCTAAAAACTGGTTTTTGTAATCGTTGTTTGTATCACCAGGTAGTACAGAAAATTCATCTATACCTCCTTGTTCTATCATTTTATATTTAATGTTAGTTTGTTTTTTCTCTTTCTGTATTCTTCTAATAAAAGCATAATATATTATTTGCGTAAAGTAAGCAAAAGGATTATTAGACTTTGCAGGATTAAAGTTTTTAAGATATTGTAAACAGTTTTCTATACCATCAGAAATCATATCATCTCTAAATGTATAGTTAATAAAATTAGGTCTGTAAGATAAGTGATTCGCAATCTTTAAAAAACATTCACCTATGTAATTAGTGACAGGTGGTGCTTTTCTTTTTCTTTTTTCTGCCTTATCACACTTATCCTTATACTCTATCATCGCCTGTAGAAACTTTTTGTTATCTACATAATGTGCTGATCTTTTTCTAGTTTTAGTCATAGTTTAATTATATCACATTCTTTGTTATTGTCAAGGACCTATCACATCATCCAGTTATATATTGCTCTTAAAGCAAGCAGTAAATACATAAGTTCCATTAATGCTCTAGGTATATCTTTATCTTTTATGCCCATGTATATCCATATTGTACAGGATACTGTAGCAATTGCCCAACCCACCCATTGTGTGTTAGGGTCTGCATTTGAGAGTATGTAGGCACCTATCATAGCGAGTATGAAACCCAGCCATCTCATGCCATCTAGTCTTTTGTAAAATCTAATCTTCATTGGTGCTTGACATAATCTAATTCTGTTGTTATAATACCCATGTGGGTTGTTACCGAGAATACCTAGCTACCCTCTAGTGCAACTTCTTTGAAGGCATTTTAAGTAAGTCAGCGACTTCTTTTATATCATCTTTTGTTATATCATTCTCATAATTGGAAGCGGCGTTATCTAACTCCTCTTCCGACATTTCTCTTTCAATAAATCCTGGTAAGGCCTGTTTTGCGTGTTCTAGTGAGTGTGAAAGATCACTATATCTTTTAGTAAATGCTGGTGTGGCATTGCATATTGTAATAATTTTATCAACAGGAATAGTAACTATTTTCTCATCTGTAAAACCAACCCATTTTACTAGTGCAATATAATCAGATATACCTTGTTCAGTAATACGAGGTACGTATTTGATTAGCATAGGTTCTTGTAACCTTAATAGTTTAGAGTTTTCAGGTAGTTGATTTTTATGTAAAGGAAACTTACAACAGATTTCCTCTCCAGAAACCAGTCTGATTATCTTAACCTGTTTATCTTCAGTACGATTAATCATATAACTATTTATCTTTCTTAAGCGTTAGTATGGCACAATGAGAGCCGCCAGTATGTTGAATTATATCGTATTGTTCTATAGCACATTGTTTAAAAGCCTTCATATTATAATAACCTTTGTTTGTATTCTTATCTTTTTCACCTGGTATGTAATCATGGAATACAATTTTAAAAGAGTCCTTTGTACGTTTAAGTATTTCTTCACAATCACCTTTACCTATAGAGCCATCAATGAAAACAAAATCAAAGTCATAATGTAGATAGTCATTCCAATAATCTTTGCTTTCACATATAAATCTGTTTATATCTATATTATATTCAAATATATCGTTTCTGTCAATGGAGTACACCTCACAATTTAGTTTTAAAGCTGCGGAACTTTTGCCCGTACCTGTACCTATCTCTAATGCCTTTTTACAGCCATTGCTTTCTTGTAATAAAAACTTAAAGTCTTCGTCTGAAATCATTTTAAATCCACGCTGTGTATTTCATAGTCAAAGCCTTCTCTATTATAGATGTTAACTCTTTCCTGAAAGTGTGTTAATGTGAAGTTCTTTTTATCTTTGTATGTAAGGTCGTCTGAAATATCATAGACTGTAGCAGACTGTTTCTTATCGCCGACACGAAGCCCACGTCCTATAGATTGTAATATTCTTATAGGTGATTTACTAGGGCTACTAAAAACAATATTGTGTAAATTACGAATATTGATACCAGTGCTAAAGGTGCCGAAAGAAGCGATAATAATTGCGTTATCCGACTTTTCTGTAATGGCTCTGATTTTTTCTCTATCATTTGTTTCAGTTCCCCCATAAACGAAAAACACTTTTCGCTTTGGGTCTACTTTTTCTTTAATTAATTTATATAAAATCTCTCCGTGTTTTTCAACAAGTTGAAATAGACACAATGTATTACCATTAAGTGCTAAGGTTAGATTTCGTATGTATTTATTACGAGCATTATTTTGAGTTAAGTATTCTAGTTCTTCAAAGTATTTTACACCATATACTTTTTTAGCTTCTGTTTCAGGATACTTTAAGTTCAGACATTTTATTTTTAGATTTGCAAGTTGTTTTCTTTCAATCAATTCTGAAGTAGATACAACCTTGTTGACCATACCAAATAGACCTGTCAATACTAACTTGTGTGTTTTACTATCATCTAACGTACCTGTAAGACCTATTCTATATTTACAATCTGTTAGTTTAGTCATTATCTTTGTCAATGATACAGCCTTAAATAAGTGTGCCTCGTCACCTATAACTGCACCATAGTCTTCAAAAAATTGTTTAGGCATTTTGTATAGTGATTGCCATGTTGATACTACTATACGTTTATCTTCATCTATATCATAACCATGATATTTTCTACTGACATTTGTTTCTACATCAAAACCATAGTCTTTAAAATCTTTGTATAATTGTTCTACTAATGATGTTGTTGGCACAATGATTAGAATATTGTTGTTTATCATATTCATATAGTGCCTGACAAGCATGTATATAATAAGTGATTTACCAGAGGCAGTCGGAGATAAAACTAGACCTCTTTCATATTCTAATGCAAACTTAAAAGCCTTAATTTGATAGTCCCTCGGAGTGATAGACAGATCGTAAGACTTGATTAAGCCGTCTATATCGGCGGCTGTGACGTTGCTATGTGCAAGGATTTCACTAGATTCGACTATATGTACATCTTTCTTCTTACACCAGTCTTTTAGATAAGGATATAATCCAACATATAATTGACCTGTAGCATACGAGTATAACCGTATTTTACCATCCCAAACTCTATTACGAAATTGAGGTGTAAACTTGTAACCAGGTACTTCAAACGAGAAATAATCTGATAACTCTCTACGGATGCTTGCGTCTGCGTCAATACGTAGGTACACGTCATTGACCTTGTCAACTATGATGTTTTGCATTTTAGATTACGCCAGATGTAAACTTACGCCAGTCTATAGCGTTCTTTATTTGAAAACCACGATTAGAAATAATCTTAACTGTTCTATCTAGGTAGTCAACAACACTTTGTATATAAGTTACTTTTTGATCTAACTTAATAAGTTCATCATCTGATTTAAGATATTTGTCAACATCTTGTTTTAATATTTTTAAATTAAAAGGTTTTACTTGATACACACTAGGGTCTGCCTTGCCTGTATAGTATTCCCATTTTTCTCTTGTTAATCTTGCCAAGTCTTGCTCAGCCTTCTTCAATAGATTAGTATATTGATTATGAAACTTCATATACTTGTTGTGTAGTTGTGGTGTTTTTAATGATTCTAAATCAAGTTCAGTATCATTTATTTTTAGGTCTTCATCGGCGAGTGCCTGTAGTTCGTCAAATGTCATAATATCTCCATTATATTGTTATAGTATATATTAAGTTAATAAGTCTGGGATTTCATATGCCTTATCAATACCTTTTTTTAATTCCGTTTGCATCCTTCTATCTAACTCGTTTGGTGACTTATAGTTAGGGTCGTAAAATTCTTCTAGTTCAGGAAATACATCAAACAAATGTGATTCCCATTTAGTGCCTACATAGTACCTGTCTTGTTGCAACAAGTATTGAAATGTATCTTGTATATTTACATCTGAATCAGGTTTCTTTTCTAATGCAGCTACAATATCGGGAAACTTTGAATATTTTATTATTAAATCATCTTTTATTTTTTTAGGTAAATTATGTACTGCAAAATGTTTTGGGTTTTCTAACATAGCCCAATTGATTTGATCTATAACAGGATTGTCTTTGCACCAATCTATAACTTCATAAAATCTCATAACACTTAAAAAAGAAACTAGACCATTGAAATCTACAACTGCATTAGGATATTTTTTGATTTTTTCTATATTGTCAACTAGTTCAGGCCAATCTGTTCTTCTTCTCATATACTCAATAGTTTTACCTACACCATCTACAGAACCAACCATAGTTACAAGTTTAAAATGGGGTATATACTTAAACATATTATGTTTACCTCTTGCCATTTTTGTCATGTTTGTTTGAAATTTTATAATAATTTCTTTTGAATCGCCACTATCTATTAAGGCCTGTAACATCTCATATTGTCTTTTCATAATAAGTGGTTCACCACCTATAATTTTTATACTACGTGTGTAAGGTGCTAATTCTAATATTTGTTCTATAGAACCTGGAGTATTATCTTCTAATACTTTCTTTAGTTTTTTACCTACTAATTTATATTTTGATTTTAATTCGTTTGATTCTTGTATACCAACACCTGCGTTTTCTTCAGTCCATATTTCATTGTTCCATACACCACTTTCTGCTACTTTCATTCTTGTAGTTGAGTTAGCATGAAGACACATAAAACAATCTAAATTACACTCTGAGCCATATATCTTTAATTGTATTTCTAATACCCTTCTATCAAGTTTATATTCACCTGTTTTTCTAAATCTATCTGCTATGTGCTCAATGTCGTCCCAGAACCAATGATTATTTGTGTGAATTTTTAAACAATTTGTTCTTCTGGATCTGCCATATTTTTCTTCATCTGTAACACATCTTGTACAAAGTTTTTTAGTCCATTTTAAAGGATCTTTTTGTTCCTTTATAGGTGTTGTCATTTCTTTTCTCAATACATTCATATAAGCACTTTTGTGCATCCAATCTTTTAAAGAAGTATTTTTTATGGTACTAACTTTATCAGGTTCTGCAAAACAACACGCTTGATATCTACCATCTATTTCGTTATATAATTGTGTAAAAGGTATACCACACCAAAATATTTCTTTACTTTTTGCTTGTTCTACTATTGATCCTTTTTCAGCAGCTTTCTTTTTGCCAAGCTCTGACATGTTTTCAGGTCGCCACCATTCTGTAGTGTTGACGTTACCTGGCATTGATAGGTCGCCTGGACCACCTCTTGTCATATATTCGGGAAGTTTTAAATCTCTAGGTCTTACACGTACTGTCATAATATTATATATGTTATAATTAAGTAGTTGTTTCTAATGTGTCACTACCACTTACATTAGCAAACTCATAAAGTTTATATTGAAACGTTACACTTGCTGTTAAGTAATTTACATCTGTTGCTTGTTGATTGTAATCTAAACCAGATAATGATATTGGGTAAATATCTCTAAAACGTACTTCTATATTTGAATTGTTTTTACTTGTTAATATAAACAATGTAGCGTCTGAATACAAACCACCATCATCTGAAGTTTGTTTTACAACTTGTCCCAATTCTTTATTGTAAGTTTCGCTTGTTGTTGTAGGATATCTGTCTGATCCTGCAGCCTGTAATGATCTAAATTGTGAATGATCTTTAGGAAATCCAAGACCAGTCATCCAACCATGTATCTCTCTATAGTTTTCTAAATTTTCATCTACTAAAAACTGTATGTTTAATGTATCGTAATCTAGTTTATCACCAGGTATAGGTATATCTTTAAAAGGTGTAGCTTGTGCTGATGAACCTAGTGTAATACCAGGCACATTTGCTGTAGTACAAAAATATTCTACTTTAGGTAACTTGATTATAGAAAACTTAAACTGTGTAGGACTAGCATAGTCCAGTTTAGTTGGTTGTCTAGTGTATGAGTTTGTTACTGTCATACAGCTATTTATCTGTTTGTTTATCTACTTCTTGCCATTCTTTTTCTGTAGCTTGTTTTTCTAGTTGTTTTTCAGGTTCAGTTAAAACAATTTCTTTTTGTTCTACTTTTTTAATTTTTTCTTCTAATTCTTCTAATACATTTGGCTTAGGATTTAAATAATTAAGACCTAATGCTAATA